TCAATTATGATGCATGGCACTTTTCAATAAATTTGCCGGACAATGCTAACGACATTATTATTGTGCCTTATGTTAGGGCAAAAGATAATGGTGCTGGTTCTTATCTTTGGGGATATTTTCTACATTACTGGTATGGTGCTTGGATGGCAGATGGGCAGATTTGGTCTGTTGGCCCTTTAACTTCTAACTTTGCGAATTACAATGCTTTTTTCCAATATGAATCCGTTCCATTTGCAAGCCCTGGACATTACTATATGCATTGGACAAAGAATTTATTGTACCCGAATTTTGTTTTGACTGTTCAGGGCAATTATTTATTACATACTCCAAGGATGTCTCAAGTGTTTCTTAGAGTTTATTATGGTGAAAAAGACACCAGTTTACAGTTTGTAACTATTTAAGGGAGGTAACAAAAATGGCAACACAAGTTCTTAATCATGTTAAATGCTTAGTTGGGAAATATGACCTAACTGGCTGGTCAAACGCTTGTGCGTTGAACTACGGGGCTGATGCCCTGGATGTAACCGTGTTTTGTAATGATACACGGGTACGGAAGGGTGGATTGAAAACCGTAACATCCCAGCTGGAAGGTTTCTGGGAAGCCGGGGCAACCGGGCCGGATAAGGCTCACGCAGATTATATGGCCTTGGCGAATGTTCCAGTAATTCTTATTCCATCTGGATCGGCGATAGCCGCCAGCAATATCGGACAACCAGCCTATGGTTTTTTGGCCAGTCACTCAGAATACATTATGGGTGGATCTGTCGGTGAGATGCTGAAGTACACGATGAGGGCAGAAGCCAACGGGCCTTTGGTCCGGGGAAATATGTTGATGTATGGTTCCAAAACAGGTTCGGCTTCTGGTACTGCTTATCAGTTAGGGGCACCTTCTGCTATTCAGACTGTATTTGCCTGTTTGCAAGTGTATTCTGCGGCAGTTGATACCTTGGATGTTATTCTTGAAAGCGATAACGCTGCTGGTTTCCCGCACGCAGCAACAAGAATCACCTTTGCTCAGGCCAACGATGAAACGTATGAATGGAAGACATTTGTAGGTGGAACAACGGATGATTATTGGCGGGTATCGTGGACTTTGGGTGCTGCAGGTCCATTTGTATTTTCAGTTTTTATGGGAATTTTATAATCCCAAAATCAAATAGGAGGTAGTGAGATGGCTACATTAGTTTTGACAGATGCATATGTTTATCTTGGAGGGGCACATATCACAGATTTCAGTGACTATGTGAAAACGGTTACGTTGAACTACAACGCTGAAATGCTTGACGACTCAGCGATGGGCGACACAACCAAAAGCAAAAAGGCGGGTTTGTTTGATTGGTCAATTGATTTGGATCTTTATCAGGACTATGCGGACAACTTGGTTGATGAAGACCTTTTCGCTTTGGTTGGAACAACCTTCACGGTCAAGATTCGACCAACATCAGGCGTGGCAGCCCCGGCTAACCCGGAATATTCTGGAACGGGATTTCTGGAAAGCTTTCCGCCAATCAGTGGTACTGTTGGCGAAATGGCGATGACCAGAATTCGAATTCTGGCTGCTGGTACTTTAAGCAGGGCGGTAGCATAAACCAATTTCAAGGAGGTGATTCACAGTGGCAACTATTGTTCTCACAGATGCAATGGTTTTGGTTGACGGTGCTACTGCTCCACCTACAGTGGACATAAGCACTTATGTAAAAACTGTAACAATCAACTATAGTTCTGAAGCACTTGATGTTACAGCGATGGGGGCTGATACGAAAATCCGCAAGGGCGGGCTTTTCGATTGGTCCATTGATTTGGATCTTTACCAGGATTTCGTGGATGACGGTTTGGATGAGGATTTCTGGACTGCTATTTCTACAGGTGCGGCGGTCAATATTGAAATCAGACCTGATCACGAAAACCGTAGTGCGGCCAACGCAGCTTATACCTGCAAGGGCATGATCGAAAGTTGGGGTCCAGTTGCTGGAACAGTTGGTGAGATGGATATGGTTCGATGTAGGTTTGTTCCTACAAAGAAAGTGGCTGGAGCTACTCACGCTGACTGTGCTTTGGCATTACAGCGGAAAACCGCATAACAAATTAAAGAAGGGGAGGACATATGAATACCAGAGAACAAATTTTTGAAGTTGTTGATTTGCCTTTGGAAAAAGTAGAAGTTCCCGAATGGAATACAACCATTTATGTTCGGGGAATGACAGCAGCAGAACGGGATCATTGGGAAATGGGAATCTATGGAAGCAAAGGCGAAACCCGGTTTGAAAATATCCGTTCCCGGCTGGTTGTACTCACGGCTTGTGACGAAAAGGGACAACGCATTTTCCAAGATGGGGATGCAGACGAACTTGGGAAAAAGAACGCCAAGGTCGTTATAAGACTGTTTGATATAGCCCAACGCCTTTCAGCTGTTGCTCAGAAAGACGTGGATGAGCTAACAAAAAACTAAGAACCCGGCCCATTCGGCAATTCTGTTTCCGGTTGGGTCGGGAACTTAAAGTTTGGGATGTGGAGGGCATGATGAAAAGAATGTCCTCAAGACAGTTATCGGAATGGATAGCTTTCTTCCAACTGGAGGCCGAAGATGCCCGACAGCAACAGCTGGGGGCTCAGGCCAAAAGGGGTGTTGAAGAAACAATTCGGAAACGAAAGAGGAAATCATAATGGCTCTACTCAGGTCACTTTTGGTATCACTGGAGGCCAATTCTGCGAAGCTTGTAACTGAGATGCAAAAGGCCACCAATGCTATAGATAAAGTCAAGCAGTCACTTACCACGATCAAGCTGGATGCCTTAACATCGCTGGGTGAACGGGCGTTAAGGGTAGGACAACAGCTTAACCAGATGGCTCAGGAAGGTGCAGCCATACTTCAAATTGAATTGACCTTCCAACGCCTTTCTGCTTCTATAGGTCTTTCAGCCGATCAAATCCTGGCTGATATGATGCGTGTCACGAAAGGTATGATGGATGACACGGAAATGATGCGTGGTGCTACGCAAGCCATGCTTGAAGGATTTAGCCCGGATGAAATAAATCAGATGCTTGAGGCTTCCCGTGCTGCAGTTTTACGAACTGGAATGTCTATGGAAGAAGCGTTCACTGGAGTTTTGAACGCTATAACGAACCTTCAAACCCGTGGTTTAAAATCTTTGTTCGGTGCTGATGTTTCGACCAGATTTTCTGAGTATGAAAACTCAATGAAGAATCTTGGCTATGAGGTAGATGAGACAGCCAAGAAGCATTGGATGTTAGCTCAGGTTGTTCAGGAATCAAGCCAAGTATTCCAGCAATTGGGTGGCGATGCTGAAAACGCAGCCACAAAGTTCAAACAGTTACAAACTGACATAGATAACATGTTGGATAACGTGAAGAAAGGTGCATTATCTTTTGGTTTAGCCTTCGCAGGTATCTTTACAGAAGTGCGGGCAGCATTCTCCGGTGTGGTTGCGTTTATAGCTGGAGATTTTGCCCGGTTGATGAATCTACTTTCTAAAGTTCCAGGGCCAACTAAAGCAACATTTGAAAGTTTGAGGGATGACTTCATAACGGTTGGGACTGCTTATGAAGAATCAATGTTCAGCTTAGATGAACAGGCCAAAAGATTTTTAGAAAGTGCTGCCGATACTTGGGGGAAGTTACCAGATGCTGCTAAGAAGGCCACCACCGAAACAACTTCTGTATTGGATGACTTCTATGGACGATTACAGAAAGGGCCTTCAACAGAAGCACCACCATGGATTAAACAGTGGGTCGCTGGTTTCGAACCTTTGAAGGATGCGTTTAAGGGTTTGGGAATCGAATCAACCGAAAATCTAATGAATCAGGCTAAGCAAGCCCAAACCTATGTTGGTTGGATTAGGCAGGCTTTTCAGCAGGGCAAAGCTTCGATCAATGACTATTACAACGCCTTGGTCAAAGCCAAAGAAGCTATGCAGAAGCTTACAGCCAAGGATACAACCGATGAGTTGATAAAGAATGAACTGGAATATCAGAAAGCAGTTCGTGAGATTGATATTGATGACCCTGACCGACAGAAGAAGGTTCAGGCGTTAATTGATACTTGGATAGAAGCCCGGCAGAAGATTGAGGCTCAAGGGCCTATTTCAATGTTTGATGTTTCCAAAGCGGAATCAGAATTGAAAGCCCTTGAAGCAAAGTTGCCTGAGCTTCAATTGAAAATTGGATTAGACCCGGAATCAGAGAAATTTGACGTTATCATCAGCGAATATGATAAAGTCAAAGGCCAAATTGAAAGCATGCCTATAAAACTGGATGCTGATATCAGTCAGGCGATTTCCGCAATTCAAGAACTTAGGGCTGAAGCTGCCAGGGGAATTACTATTGCAATTAAAGGTTCTGCTTCCCCGGTTAAACCCTTCATGGAAACGTTGGCCGATATTATGGCAGGAACTTCCGAATGGTCGGATAAGATGAATAGCATAAACGCCATTATTAACTTCGCTTCATTAGCTTCTCAGATGGACGAATTGACAGGCCGAATAACAGCCTACAAACAGAACCTTGCTCATATGGCATCCTGGGCTGGTGGGGCAACAATGGGAAGGGATCCATACTATGACATTATGCTTAATGAACTTACACCAAAGATTGAATTGCTTCAGATTCAAATGATGGGTCAGATGATGCAGGCATTTGGGGAAAATTGGCAGGAAGCTATGGGCGATATGGATTTCAGTAAATGGATTGGAATGCAATCCTACCATACAGGAGGATATGTCCGAAAATCCGGGCTTGCTATGGTACACGAAGGTGAACAAGTGGTAGGAAAAAGCGATTTCAATATGGGTAACATTTCGATAAATGTTCCACGGGGAACTACCCAACATCAAGCCAAAAGTTTGGCGAAGGAATTGGCAAGGGTTATCAAATATCGAAGGTCGAGTGACCTTAGAAAGGCACTGAAGTGAAAATAATTGATGACAAAGGGGCTATAGAAGGTTGGGTGATTGCCTTATGTGAAACAATCGTTGTTTTCGCTTTACTGGTACTTGGCTTCTTTGTTGAAAGTGTAAGGCAAGCTTGGGCTGTAATGGGGACATATGTACAAACGATTTACCCATTAGCATTGGGAAGTTGGTTGGCCTACAAAGCAGTCAAAGCATTTAGTGGAGG